GTGCCTGACCAAGTGGATTCTGTGTCCGTTACACTGTTGCCTGGATCGGCTCATGTGATTGTTGTGTTTGGACTTGATGCTGATCTAGTAATTCAATGTGAAGTTGATTTCGATTCACAAGAAATTAAATGTTTTGCAATTTAATGGTTTACAACATGGTGGAGTTGTGATACTATAACTCTACCAACAAATGAGGAAATAGAAATGCTAAGTGAAAACCCAATTACAGTACACGAATTTCAGATTAAAGTAAAAGAATTTGCTCAAGCACTCATCAATAAAGTGTCTGAACGTTTCCAAGATGCAACATTACGAGTTATTCAAGAATCTCCACGTTCTTTTCTCATAATCGTTAATCCTAAAGATGGTGACCAAATTACTAATCTTAAATTAGGCAGTGATGGTCTTGTTGAAGCAACTCGAGTATATGGAACACTATAATGAGAGCTATCTCATTACTATCGAGAATGGTCATAAATCTGAGCACTACCAACTTAGCCTGTCTAATCCGGTTAAAGGTATTGTTGAATCAGAATCTGTTTATATCTCCTAAGGATTGTTATGTTACCTGTCGTCAGAAAACTTATTTCTCCAAAAGAACTGGCTGAGATTATTCCTTTGTCGGAAGCTTACGCATCACAAGTGGCTTCTCATCGCGAACAAGTTAATTCGATTATGAACGGTGAAGACCCACGCAAACTTATTGTTGTAGGTCCTTGTTCAATTCATGACCCTATTGCTGCTGTTGAATACGGCAAACGTCTGGCTGAACTTCAAACTCGTCTTCCTAATGTTCTGTTAGTGATGCGCGTTTATTTTGAAAAGCCTCGAACTACCGTAGGTTGGAAAGGTCTTGTAAATGATCCATATCTTGACGGAAGTTTTGATATGAACCACGGTCTTATAGTTGCACGAACATTGTGTCGTAAACTTCTACGTATGGGACTTCCATTAGCAACTGAAGTATTAGACCCATTCACGATTAAGTATCTTTCTGGTATTTTCTCATGGGTTGCTATTGGCGCCCGTACGACTGAAAGTCAGACACATCGTGAAATTGCTTCAGGTCTACCGATGTGCGTAGGCTTCAAGAACGCAACCAATGGTTCTATTAAAGTAGCTACAGACGCGATGTATAGTGCCGCCTGGCCTCATCGGTATATGGGTATGAACGTCGATGGTACTGTAGGCATTGTTGAAGCTGAAGGTAATCAGAATACGCATATCGTATTGCGTGGCGGGACCAACGGCCCGAACTATCATTCTTCTGATATTCAAGAAGCTTCTAACAAAGCAAGTGCATTAGGTCTGAATCATTATGTAATGGTTGACTGTAGCCATGCAAACGCTGATGGGCATTATAGCAATCAAATTGGTATTGGTAAAAATTTAGCAGCTAATGATTTGGTCAAAGGAATTATGATAGAATCATTCCTACATGAAGGAAATCAAAAAATTTCTGATAATATGTCCTATGGCGTTTCCGTTACCGATGCGTGCATCAGTTGGGAACAAACTAAAGAGCTGTTAACTTATATTAATAAGGTTCAATAATGAAAGCTAGCACATACCTTCAGATTGCATATCTGATTTCTCAAGAATCAAAATGTTGTTCATGGAAAGTTGGCGCAGTCATTGAAAAAGATGGGCGCATTATTTCTACTGGGTATAACGGTAGCCCGGCCGGTGGTGTTAACTGTTGTGAACATGCATCCGAAAACGGTTGGTTGAAGAATAAACCAAGCCCGGTCATCGTTGCTGGGCATAAAGAAGGCACTACAGCATTTGGACGGGTGGATAATTTTGTTTTGGCTAAAGAACATCGGGCTGCTCATAGTGCATGGTCTGCTAATAATGAAATCCATGCAGAATTGAATGCAATTTTGTTTGCAGCTCGTAAAGGTAATTCTATTGAAGGTGCTACGTTGTATACGACACTTTCTCCATGTCCTGATTGCACTAAAGCTATTACACAGTCAGGTATTAAAAAGGTTGTATATGCAGAATTATATGACAGATCTCCTGAAAATTGGGCAGACATTCTAAAACAAGCCGGTATTGAAGTAATTCAGTACTCTCGTAATAATCTTCGTTCTCTGAATTGGGAACAAATTCGAAACTTTTGTGGTGAATAATATGATTTTAACTGAACAAGAAACTATGGTTCTTCGTGAACGTATTAAAACTATTCTGTCTGTAGGCGTTCATTGTGTTGTATTTGAAAAGGCTAACGGTGAGGTACGCACTATGTTTGCTTCTCGCGATGAACTTGAAGTCAAATATGAAAATAACAATCCGGCAACAGAAGTTCGTTCTGAACCTCGTGAATCAGTTCGAGCATTCGATACCAAGTTAGGCCAGTGGCGTTCTTTCCGCCTTGATAAAGTAATTTCGGTTGATGGTACTCCGGTAGAACGTTTGCTTCTTATGTAATATGCTTTACGAATAGTATGGTATTATTAATCTATCGTCAAACAACAAGGAAATAAGATGTCTGAAGTACAACTCCCAATTCGTGCTGTTGGTGAATATGTCATTCTGGTTTCTGAACCCGCTCAAGCAGGTGATGAAGAAGTTACCGAATCAGGACTTGTGATTGGTAAACGTGTTCAAGGTGAAGTTCCTGAACTATGTGTAGTTCATTCTGTAGGTCCTGATGTTCCTGAAGGTTTTGTTGAAGTCGGTGATTTGACTCCACTACCAGTTGGACAAATTCGAAATGTTCCACATCCATTTGTGGCTTTGGGACTTAAACAACCTAAAGAAATTAAACAGAAATTCGTAACATGCCACTATAAAGCTATTCCATGTCTTTATAAGTGATATAAATAACTATATGAAGAGAACACTCTTCTAAGCGGTAGCCTACAACTGAGAGACTTGTCGAAAGAAGGTGAAATTCAGACGAACGTGGCTACTAAATATTATCTCGAATTGAGAATTTAAAATGATTAAACAATTACAACACGCTCTTGAACTGCAACGCAACGCATGGAATAACGGTCACGAAAACTATGGCGCGTCAATTGATGTTGAAGCCGAAGCACTGGAAATCCTGCGTTATTTCAAACATCTGAACCCGGTACAGGCAGCTTTGGCCTCTGAACTGGAAGCAAAAGATGAACTGAAATATGCTAAGCCTCTGGCTTCTGCAGCACGTAAAGCAGTTCGTCATTTTGTTATTACTTTGAAATAATTGCTATCATGCGTCAGCAAAAGGTTAGCTGTGTAAGTCTTGGTGGTATGATGACGGGTTTATGGTTATCCTGTCGTTAAATATCCAAAACCTATGTTCCCCTTGAGGGCTTGCGCAGGCAATGTCAATAAGTCCTGCATTTTCATTTAAAGAGAATTTATAATGGCAAAACAAGCTAAAGCAAAGAAAGCAGTTGAAAAGAAAGTTGATGGTACCTCTAAACGCGCTGGATACAAGCGTGGGTCGAACTCTCGTATTAATCAAACAGTTGAGAAGATCATGCGCAGAGCACGTGCAGTTCTTCGAGATGATGCTTCTCGTTTTGGAAAGGTTATTGCATAATTTTAGGGAGACTTCGGTCTCCCTTTTGTGCGTTTAGGGCAGAAAAAGTTTAAAAAAGATGTTTACTCTCTTGTAGGATGTGTTACTATAGACTTGTACCACCTAATCAATAAAACAACCGGAGAATAAAATGAAAATCAATCTGAACTCATACATCAAATGTAAAGACCACGATGGTTATAAAGCTATCGAAATTAAAGAATTCCAGTGGATGTTATACAAAGAGCAATTTGAGTTCGTAGGTTGTATGACCCCTGAAGGTCCTTCAGATGATTTCTCTTGGAAAATTGTGTTAGCAAACTTTTTCACAGGTGACACATACGAATTAAAAACTATTATTACCGGTAAAATTCGTTCAGAAACATATGTTGACGAAGAAACTGGTTACTCTGAAGATGTTACATGGTATCAAAATGGACGCATTACAGCAGATAACCTGATCGAAAAAATGAAAGCCAAAGGTGTTTTAAATTTAGACAATTGGATTAAAGTTGCATAAAACAGTTTACTTTGGTACAGGTTATGTTATTATAGACCTGTACCAACAAACAACTTAAACATCTGGAGAATAAAATGAACTACATCAACTTCGAACGCAGATATGTTTCTAACGGTATCGCTGGTTCTTCTGAAGTTATTTGCTTATGGAAACATGAAAACGGTACAGTTTGTGAAATCGAACAGTGCATGACTCCTAATTACGTTTATATGCGATTTGAAAATGGCATCACGGTTTCAATCACGATGGAAGGTTCAAATTTTAAAATTGCATTAGATGATGATTTCCGTCAGCGCGATTTAGGTACTCATCCTTGCTGGAATGGTGTTAATCGTAAACTTCTGGTTAAAACCTGGATTCGTCATATCCTGAGTAACCGAGCTAAACCTGAACATCTCGAAGCAATCTTTGATGTAGTTCTTAATGAATTTGATATCTAATTTAACTGGGAGCTTCGGCTCCCGTTGAGGAAATTATGTTTAAAGTTAATACTTTTTATAAAATGAATTTTAAAAATGGGGATATTACTCCACGCCTTAAAAACATGTTCTCATATGACCTTAACGAGCCTTTTGAAGTTTTAGAAGTTACTGATGCCGGCTCAGTTTGTGAAATTAGAACTTCTGAAGGTAAAATTTATCAGGCAGGTGTTGGTAAATTCAGTAATTGTTTTACTTTAATATTCTCGACCGATTTAGATGAGCATTTTATTGAATGTCCTAACCCTAAGGTCTACGAAGTTCAACATCAAGAAACTAAGAAAAATGGCCCGCACGAATATACGAAGGTTGAAACTCCTCACGGTGAGATGTGGCGTCATAACTCTCCTTTTGGAAGTAAAGGAACATTTGCTCAACCGTCTAAACCATATGACGATGAAAAATACATCGTCGTCTTTTTATCTGAACAGGGTACTCAAGACCGTGGATGCCAACGAAGTGGTTTACTAAGTGAACTTGAAGCTCATAACCAAGCACGTGAATTCGTTGAGAAAAATCCTGGTTCTGAAGCTCTAGTCATGAAAGCAATTACTCAATACATCACTGCTAAACCTGTTGTTCATCCGGTAGAAATTAATTTCGTTAAGTAGTTTACATCCAAGGACGGATTAGAGTATAATGATTTCTTTACTAAGTGGAAAGAATATGAAATTTTTAATAGCACAAACAGTCCAATTAAAAGGTGTTGGAATCCCTGGAATGATTTTTAAAGTTCTCCATGAATTTAAAACTAGTGCAGGTATTATCAATGAAGCGTATGCGGTTCAATGGGTTGATGGGACTTCTGACATACGTATGGGTAAAGAGTTATCTCCTATTAAAGGGTTGAAACATGTTGAATAAACTAATCCAGAAATTGTTTGGTACGGAAATGATTGAAGTTACTTATCGTGTAACAGACGTTTTTCCGTATTATGCAGAAAACCGTTTAGAACCATACGTTACGTCAATTAAAATGCCTAAAAATGACGGAAATTTATCTATCGAAGACCGTATACCCGGATATGGTCATTGGGCTGATGTTGAAATTATAAGTGTTAAAGATGTCTGAATTAGAAATAAGAAGTAATTTCAAGTGGCCGTCATGTGCATTAAGTAACTTTGCTCAATGGCCTTTTGTTATGGATGATATTCAATTCGGAGGTCTTGAAGGGTTTCTCCAAGGATGTAAGGTGAAAAATGTTGAACAACAAAGACGTATATTTGGGTTGTCTGGATTGGCTGCACAGCAAGCTGGAAGGTCTTATGCAAGAGCTCAGGACCGTGGGACCCTCTTCTGGCTGGGAGTTCCATTTTCAAGATACTCCGAAGCGTGGAAAGAATTATACACAAATGCATATTTTGAAGCCGCGATCCAAAATAAGGGATTTCGTGATGCCTTACAAGCCTCTAAAGGAAAAATTTTGAAGCACAGCATGGCTAGCCACCTAACAAAAGATGATACAATATTAACTGAAGCTGAATTTATTGATGTGTTAAACCTATTAAGAGACTCTTTATGAAGCCTACTATTTTGACTGATATTGATGGTGTATGTTTAAGCTGGCAATCTGGACTTCCTTATTTTGCCCAAAAATATAATCTTCCATTAGAACATATTTTAAAAATGATTCAGGACGAAAAATTTATTTCTCCTGGTAAACTGTTCAATACCGACGATAACCTTGGTAAACAAT